TCCTGTGTCGGTCCATTTTGAAGTGTCCGATTTATTAGATCATCTTGGATTTCGAATATGTACCGCAGGAAATTCATCATAAATTTTTGCGTCGATTCTTTCCACTTGCTGCTCTTCACAGAGACCTTATAAGCCCTATACAAGTTATTGGCGTCACAGACAATCTCCTCGTAGTTCATAACCTATTCACCGTTATAACAATACTTACCGTAGTAAATTGTATTAGGCTTTATTATTTATCCTTGCGGAACGGATAGCATCTCCTTCTTCGTTGGTTAATCGAAGAATCCGGACGAACTCCATAAGAGTCCGAAGCGTTGTTGTAGTTCGTATTGCCATTGTTGTTCACATTGGCAAAGTTAGCCGAAGAAACGACGCAATTTTTTAGATGTTACCCTTTTTCTAACCGCGACTTAATCGCCATGTCTCTTTGACGCCACCTTTTTATCAATCCGATTTCTCGGTCGATAGCTTTAACATACCGGTTGTATAAATTCAGATCTACATCGAATATTTCAACAACCCGCTGCAACTCGTTAATGAGCTGCTCGCAATTTACAATGGCCGCATTCTGGTAATCTCTCCTGGTCTCGTACTCGTGCATTGACCGTGGGTAAATGGTATTTGCCGCTCTAACATTGCTCGTTATTAAGGAAGCACACTGATTTACTTTCGATTTGAAACTCCGCATCAGTTCTCTGTACTTAGCAAAGTTTTCTTCCGAAATTTCTCCATACGCATACTTCTTCCGAACAAAGCTGTCCACATCCTTAACACCAAATCCCCTTTGAATAAGGAGTATCAGCATATCATGCAACTCGATCGAGTACGTAATCGCTTCGAATTTTGACTCTTTCCTGTCGCCTAACAGAACACTCATTCGTAATCTTTACCAGTGATCTCGACGAACTCCTCTTTGGTGATCCAGCCCATCTTCACCGCATTACGAACTCTGGTCTCATTCCACATTTTCATGCTGTGCCAAAGCTTTACTTTACTGTAATTCTTGCTATGTTCCATGGTGATCTCCCTTCTTAAAGCTCTACATTGGACATCATTGCAATGTAGGCGATGTCAGACTGCATTTTGGTTCTGGCAAATTCCTCCTCAGAAATATCTCTAAGGACAAACCAGTATTCCCCGGGAACCTGCTCAACGATCTGAACCAGTTCCATGTTTGGATGAACAGTCTCAGTTGTTCCGTCGCTGATAGTAACCGGAGAGCAGTTATCTGCAAATACGGATTCCTCGATCTTTTCTGTGGAAATGAAATTGTTTCCGTTCAACTTAAG